GCCCAGTGTGTCGAAGATGCCGGTAAAGATAGACTTAACGCCCTCCCACGCCTGGCTCCAGTTGCCCGAAAATACGCCGGTGATAAAAGTAATGACACCCTCGAAAATGGCTTTAACTCCTTCGATGGCGCTACTCAGTCCGGCGGCAAATACACTGAAATATTCCAGGACTGCCGGGATTACGACTTGACCCACATTCAGCAGAGCGGTTCCGATAGCCTCAATGACAGGCCAAACAAACTGGATCGCTTGGCCGATGATCTGCGCCACCGTCATAACCGCCGATCCGATTCCGCTGATAATTCCAGCAATAGACGGAGCCGCCGCGGAAAAGGTTTGCAAAATGATGGGGATAACCGTCTGCGTAATGAAGTTGAACACATCAAGGATGATAGGCTTGACCGTCGTAACGGCAAAATTCACAAGCTGTTGAATTACGCCCATCACGGACTGCAAGATGGTTGTCACTCCGTCAAATGCAGATGCCGCATCAGGGCCGAACAGATTTGCGATACCCTCACGCAGCGGGGCCAGTGCGCTTGCCACTCCGCCCTCCGCAAACAAACCGTTGAAAAACTCACCGACCTTACCCAGCGCCCCGGTGAAGCTGTCAAATACAGCAACGCCCTGTTCGCCAAAGATATTGCCGATGATATTTCGGATGCCCTCCAGGTTATCACCAAGTATGCTAACCACAGCGATAATGCCGGAGATTACACCGACGATAGGAAGTGCGCCGGAAAGCAGGCTGCCAAATCCGCTTGTGATTGGTCCCCATATGGTGCTGAGTAGACCCGCACCGCTCGACAGTGTGCCAGTGATACCCTGTGCCAAATTACCCGCCAGGCTTGCTCCCGGAGCCGCCGTATTGGATTTTGCCAACAGGGTAAACAGCAAGCTGGATGCGTTGGACGAGAAGTTACCGGCGGAAGATGCAACCCCGCCGACATATTGCCCTACACCTGTATTGGCAAGCGCCGTCTTTGCCGGAGAAAATACACTGCCCAGCAAATTGCTGATTCCGCCCCCAAGGCTTTGCTGGCCGCCTGTCGGTTTGAACAGATTAGACAGTAGGTTGGTTACAAAGTTACCTTTCCCAAGACTTGCGTTTGCGTGCGCGTTTACGGTGGCACCGTTAATCGTGTTTAGCAGACCCGATCCGGCGGAAGCAACATTGGCATACCATGTTCTTGCACCGCTCGCTGCCGCGGTAACATTGTTCCGTGCGTTTGCGACGGTGTTTGCTCTGCCGCTGTTGATACCGTTGATATTCCTTGCCCCGGAAAACACACCGGCAACGCCTGTTACAAGCCTCTGCATAAAGCTGTCGCCGCTCTGTCTTTGGCTTGCCGCGGCAGCCATGCCGACATTGAACGCATCGCCCGCATTAGCAGCAAGATTCTGTCCGCCTTGGAACAGGCTTTTAATGCCGCCAAACAGGCCTCCAGTCTTTCCGCTGTTTTTGCCGCCACCGCCGGAGCTGCCAAGTAGCAGACTGCCCGCACCCGATAGCAGGCCCTCCGCCGCCGGTGCAAATTTCATAGCCGCAAAAGCAGCGGCTACCTTTACCAAAATTCCCGCAACCTGATCTCCGTTGTTCACCAGGTAATCAAGGCCCTTTTGGATATAGGGCAACGCCCAGTCCATCGCATCCCCCAGCTTGGAAACGCCCTTGCTGGCAAGAGTGCCAAGGGTTTCTGCAAGCCTTGTAAGCTCCGGCATGTTGTCCCGGATGTCATTCAGGAAGTCGATCATAGCAAGGTTAAACTCTTTCTTGGCAGGCAGGAACGCATCGCCAACCTCGATTTGCAGCGCCGTTTTAGAGCTTGCAAGCATCGTGTCGAGAGCTTCCGGCGTAGTTGCCTTGATAAGAAATTCCCGCTCCATGCTTCCTGTGTACAGGGATGGATCATTGACCATATCCAGCGACTTTGTGTACGCCTCAATGTTGCCTGCCAGCTTGGCGGCATCTTTGATTGCCCACTGTCCAAACAGGGTGTTCAGGGTCGCCGCCTGCTTGTCTGCATCCAGCCTGCCGATAGCCTCCAGCACATCAATCATTGTGCCGGTTGCATCTTCCTGCATAGCTGCCGCCACGCCGGTGGCTGTCATGCCCAGGGATTCCCATGCTTCTTTCTGTGCCTTAGTGGCAGAAGCACCCTTGTTCATGTTTACCAGCATACGGTTGATGCTCGTTGCCGCCACACTGGATTCCGAACCCATGGAAAGCATTGCATTTGCCATAGCCGCAATCGCCGCCGGGTCCATGCCTGCAATTCCGCCGAGTGCGCCGCTGGCGTTGACAACCTCTGCGATGGCCTCTGCGCTTGCCGCGCCGTTGGCCGCCAGGTAGTTGATTTGGTCGAACAGTTCCATTATGCCGCTATGGTCTACCTGAAACGCAGTTTCCCACTTTGCCGCCCATGCGCCTGCTTGATCCGCGGAAACATCCATGGCCGTACCGGCCATAGCAACATTCTTCAAAAATCCCGCCACATTGCCATTGCTGTCAATGTGAAAAATCTGTTCCATACTTTTTCCTGCTTCACCGGCAGCGCCAGTCAAAGCAGAAAGTTCTTCCTGCGTGTATGGGATTTGCGTGCTTAAATCCAAGATCGCCTCGCTCATGGCCGCGTAGTTTTTGGTGTCGATCTTGCCGGTTGCATCCGCAAGACCGTCTACATACTTCACCACATCGGACATATAGTTTTCAAACTTTGCCGCTTCCGTGGTGCAGTCAGCCATAACCTTGACCGCGCCTGTCGCCAGTGCGCCCATAGCCGCCAATCCAGCCGTGCCGATCTTGCTGATATTCGTAGCAAAGCTGCTGATTTGGTTTTGGGTGCCGGTAAGCGCCGCCGTCAGGCTTTTATCCATTTTTCCGGCGATCTTAATGCTTAACTCTAATGTTTTGTTCTTTGCCATTCCTCCGCCACCTCATTGTTCAGCTCGATAAATTCCCGAATCGGCAGCATCAAATAGAAGTCAACACCTGTCCGCGTTATCGCAGACAGGCGAATGGCAGCTTGTCGCAGGGCCTTGGCTCCGCCCTTTATCCGAAAAAATCTTGGTCGTTTACCGCGTTTTTCAGTTTCAGCAGTTCATACAGGGGAAGCCCTGTGAAAAACTCCTCCGGGATGCCGGTTGCCATGCTTGCGATTGTGCAGGAATACAGATAGTTGGTGGCATTTTCAGTTACCACAAAACCCTCGCGGGCCAGTCTGTTCTCCGCTTCACTCTCTTGCAGGCTGTTCAGGTCTGCGATGCCGTTCAGGTCGATTGCCTGGTACTGTTTGCCCTTGTAGAAGCAGGGCTTCACCAGGTGCATTACATGGTTTTCCGTGGTGCTGTCCACATTGAGATAGCCGCGCACGGCGCTTGCCACACGGCGGGAAGCGCCGCGGGGCATCATCTTGAAGAACTCAATGGGCTGCTCGGTTGCCTTGGCCGCAATAATGCGGGCAAAAGCTGTGGTAGTTTCGCACAGCACCGCGGCGGCGATTTCCTGTTCTCCGAAAAGCTGGCGCTGCGTGTCGATGGCATCCTGGATCGTCAGCTTGTCAAGGTTGCTCAGGTCGATTTCCGGGTATTCCTTGCCCTCAAAGACATAGGGCTTGCCCAGTGCTACGACGATCTTCTGCCGGGTCTGCTGTTCGGTAATGATTTCTGCACCCTCAGTATTGATGTTCTTGTTTTCAGCCATGATAAAAAGCTCCTTTCAGTGTGTCAGTGTGTCAGTGATAGCAGAAAATCGCAGGCCACCCAATCGGATGGCCTGCGAAACTTCCTTGTGCGGATTAAGTCAGGTTCTTAATGGCCGCCAGCATATCCTTGCCGTTGACCTTATAAACGCCGTTGAGCTTGTCGATCTCCACAAGCTGCTTGCCGTCTACCTCGACCATCAGGTAGGTAAGCTCCAGTTTAACGGTGGCTTCCATGCCCTCGCCCTTTTCCACCTTGCCGGGGTTGAAACTCTTGACACGGCCCATCTCCACGACCCGCAGACCCTTAAAGGTGTAGCCGCCGGTCTTGTCGTAGACCTGCTGCGCTGCCCGCAAGGTCAGGTTCACGGTGGACATGGGGGAAAGCATATCCACAGCGGAGGAGTACAGGGTGTTAAACTGGATCTCCTGCTCCATCGCCTCAAACTGGCCGATGTTGGG